CAGGTAGTGCGCTAGGCACACCAACTCCAAGGCATCAGCATCACAGCCCACAAGAACCTGACCCTCGTCAGCCACCCAGACCTCACGCATACGCAGATCTTTCTTATCGACCTGGGCCATGTTGGGCTTGAAGTGACTACACCTGTGCGTAGCTGTACCCATAGAGGACACACCGCCGTGGACGCGATCACCACGCACAAGCTTAAGCCATCCGTTGTCACCGTCACTGAGCTGACCCAGCTGCTTTTGGACCCTGAAGTACCTAGCGAGCTGTTTGGCCTCTGGGTACGGCAGGTTTGACAAGACCACCTCGTCAATCTTAGGGCCACCAGAAGGCGTGAAGCTCTTTGGTTTCCAGTCGTGTGTCTCAGCCAGACGTTCTGCAATCATCTTGCGTGAGCCTGGATTGAACACCTCGATCTTATCCTTGAGACGCTTGCCGGTCTTCTCGGACCAACGCTCTATGGTCTTCGAGGGCCAGAGGTCTTGTAGTTCTTCCTCAAGGTTGGAGATCTCTTGGCGCAGCTCAGAGCAAAGGTCGTTAGCTTTGTCGAGATCCAAACGAAACCCATGTTCCTCTTGAAGCTGAAGGACACGAACAAAGTCTGCTTCAAGTTTGTAGGCGTCAGAGTCCCTTACGCTTTTGGTCTTGTCGTAAACGTACTGCGTTATCTTAACATCGACCTTGCAATACTCAGCCATCTCATCAGTGAACTTGGTGAAGTCGTTGTAGTCTAGCTTCTCTTCTCCAAGTTCTCGGCCATAGTCTTTAATAGAGTGGCCCCTTCTTGTTGAGTCTTTGAGACGGCTTCCAACCAACGTGTCAAAGACTTTTGAGTAATCGAGTATTCCGGTTCCATAAAGTCGAACAATGGCCGGGATGTCGAATCCGATTCCGTTATGGAAGACAACGCAATCTGCTCTAGACAGTCGGCTGAGTCCCTCAGAGATTGGGCGATAACCCGCGTGGTCTGCGTAAATTGTGACATCATCTTCAGTTGTATCCTTTATTGCCAAACAATGGCAGAGTGTCATTTGGTGAAGAAACCCATCGGTTTCTATGTCCGCTATAAGCGTCGTCATTCTGTCGTTCCTTTTCGTGTAACATTCGGTGACAGTTGGCACACAACATTGTGCAGCCCATAGCCTCTTCAAGAACATCTTTCCAAGAGTGGTCTGTCATACCGCTTACCGATAATACAAACCGTTTGGTCGCCGGGTCTCTGTGGTGAAAATCGAAAACACAAGCGTCATGCTTTTGTCCGCAGCTTTCACAAGCACCACCCTTTAGATCGACAAGTTTCTGTCGGATCTTACGCCTCTTGGTTCGACGCCCTTTATGAGAACTCATCCACCACCTCTGTTAATCGTCCAGTTTCTAAGTCGTATTCAAGAGTACCCATGTCACCAGTTATCCCTGCGTACCTGTTCTTCAGGCAGGACACATGAATCTCTTGTTCACCTGAAGACATGTCTCTTGATATACTGATAACGCTATCACTTAGCTGTGCGATAGCAGCTGATCCACGAAGGTGAGACAAGTAGACCTTTTCACCACCCTCGTGTCCCTTGTCCCCCTGGGGCCGCTTGAGGTGCGACACTAGAAGAAGGCAACAGTTAGTGCGCTCAGTAAAAGACCTGAGCTGTGTCATCGTATAGTCTAGAGCCTTGCGCTCGTCTCCTGACCCACCAAGCTGCGATGAGTCCAGCCCTGATACCAAGATGGACAGATGGTCTAGCACTAAGACCTCTACGCCCAGCGCTTGGACCATGTAGTTCAGCTTGTTCAGAAGATTGTCTGAGTCTAAAGACCCAAAGTGATCATAGAAAAAGAAGTTGCCGGGTTTCAGCACAGCATCGAAAGCCTTCCGGCGTTCCTTTTCAGTAATGTCGTTAGGCAAATGGATCGGTTTGTTCAAAGCCAACGACATCATGCGTAGACCTGTGCGCCCTAGTCCTTCTTCAAGCGCGACATAGCCCACCTTTCTATCGTCTCCAATAGCAATCTTGTACGCAAGCTCCGCGCATATAGTGCTCTTACCCACTCCGCTGCCAGCACATATAGTGACCACCTCACGCGGGCGTAGTCCGAATAAGACATCGTTCCAAGTCTTCCAAGGGTAACTGAGGCCCACTTCGATACTTTTTGAAACCTCATCCCACAGCTCCATGCCGTTAACAATACCGTCAGGCCTGTGGGGAGACGCCTGGTAGACAGATTCAGATAGTTCTTTGACGCGATTGGCAACCAACAGCTCGTTGGCATCCTTCATCGACAGGCTGGCAATAGATGCCTTGCCGGGTTTAATCGTGTCAGCAACTTCTCTTGCTGCTTTCTGTCCAGCGTCGTCCATATCAAACATCAGGATCACTGAGTCGAATGACTCAACAAACTCAATGTTATTCTTAATCGCTTTGACGGCTGATGCAGCACCTGTTGGTATCGACACCACAGGCCAACGTCCGTCTGTCACCTTAGCATACGACAGGCAGTCAATCTCACCTTCGGTGATAACAAGTCGAACGCTTGGTTTCCAAAGGTGCTGACCAAACAACTGGACGTTGCTCATGTCACCGACAGTATAGAACTGCTTGTCTTCTGTTCGTGCCTTCTGCGCTACAGGTTCACCCTTGGCATTACGATAGGATGCGACCTGCACAGTACGGCCTTTGCTATCTTCAGTAACAAAGTAGCCAAACTTAGAGCAGATCTTTTCGGATAACCTGCGGTTCTCTATGGCTGTGTAATAACCAAAGGGCATAAGGTTTTTGTTTTTAGGGGGCTTGGGATCTTGAGACACCAGCGTGTCTGGTTGCCTCGTCGTGGCACAAGAGAAACAGTGAGTGTGACCGTCGTCGTACAGCGCCATTGCGTCTGAAGACCCACAATCTGGGCAAGGCAGCTTAGTCTCTACTGTCTCGCTTGTCGTAGCTGAAAATGATTCCATACTTTTCGCCTTCTTTTGGATATCGTTTTGTCACAGTTAAATCTACAATCTGGTCGTCGTCTTTCCAAAACCCACCATGCTTTGTCATGGAGTCCAATGGTCCCTTGGCAAAGTTATCGACATCACCAACAGGGAACTTACGACGGGTAGTCTTAGGCTTCTTACAGACAAACTCAAGCGTTGCTTTAATTGGACCAGCAACAGGCTCTTGTCCGTCGTATTCTGAAAGAACCAAAGACATAGAGCGCCGGAACTGCTCGTACCGTTTGCCGTAGAAGGCTCCCCACTTGGAGATGCGGGGCCGTGAAGCAGGTACGGGCTCTATGTCAAAGGTATAGGAGCGCTTAGAAGTCATCAGCCTCTAGTTCTGTTGCACTATCAGCAACAAAGCCTGCAATGTCATCGAAGCCAGCAGACTCAGAGTTACGCTGTTCGACCAGCTGAACCGTATTCAACATAGCCGTAACGCCTTTGTTAGCACCTGCCTTGTAAGCAAACATCTTAACAGCAGCGCGTATTCTGTCGCCGTTGCGCGGGAATGTTCCATTCGACAAAGGCTTTGGTGGGGAGTCACAATCGATGAGACCGGGTTGGAATTTTGTCTTGGTCCTTAAGAACCAATGACCGTGAAGGTCTTCCTTCTCAGTCTCATCGCCATCCTTAAGAGGGCCTTGGATACCTTTGACCTTGTCTCCAAACTCTTGGGTTGCAAGTTCGTGGGTCATCTCATCCATCTTTTGTTTAAACGCACGACCTTCGTCGCTCTCTTTATCAAACAACAGCGTCACCTTGTACTTGTCGTCACTAAACTCAAAACCAGAGTCAGGACGTTCAAGCCAAGTAAAACTTGCTGTTGCGACGGGGGTGATTACGTTCTTAAAAGCACGAGCCATTTTGTTTCCTTTGGGTCTATTGGAGTGGTAAATCTACGAGGTGCCAGACACTCTCAAGGCATAGATCAAAAAGATCTACAGCCTGAATGCCGTTTCTACCAAACTGATTGACTATGTCAACGGGTAGTTGTCCATTAGTCGTAATGAAAGTTTCACACGCAAACATACTGTACATTTGCAGTTCTTCTTGCGTCAGTTCAGTTCGTTTTCTATGGATGTCTTTAAGTTCATTCAAGTCTGAACGAACTCTTCAATCATTGGAAAGACCTTAGCGAGCTGTTCCGCACACCCATTAGCCACGTCTCTACATTCCTTCTGTGTTTCTGGACCTGTTCGCAGTTGTACAAAATGCACCCAGCTGCGGATTGATCCACTCATGAACATCGTTGATCGTGTGAGGCCTTCAGGCAAAAGACAACGGGCTTGCTCTTTGGCTATGCCAAGTTTTAACGCCTCGTCGTATCTCCTGAACGCCGGATCAGACACAGAGTTCTGAGCCCATCGCCACCACTTCTGCATCTCAGGGTCATCAGTTTCTAAAGACGATTGCCTGTTGGTCAGGTCTTGCAGGCGAGCCTCAACGTAATCAGGTGTGTTTGTCTCTGTCGCAGAGTAACGCTGAGACCACTCTTGAAACGCAAAAGATCTATGCCTAAGCACCTGACGACCTATGGACCTACTGCACACAATCTTGCATGTGGCATGAACCATCTCGAAAGGGCTCCAGTGTTGGTGCTTTAAGAGGTAACGCACCAGTTTCTCTGTGCCCTTGCCGTTCTCTTGGGACGTAGGGTTAGACACCCGTGCATAATACGCTATCAGATCAACCAAGGTAGCGTTCGCGCCTATGAGGTGTGGCGCTGTCGTCCAGCTCGTTAGTTCTACTGTCATCGTTGTCTCCGGGGTCTACGAAAAGAAGTAAGGGGCGTCGAGAACTTCACGCACATCGAAGCTTCCTGTTTCTGGTGGATCTGGTAGTTCCACCTGGGTTCGAGACTGCACATCTCTATGGAAGCCGTCACGCAACCAGTCGTTTCTGAACATAGAATACGCGACCTCTCGGATTGTGTCACGCAGCTCGTCAGTATGCCTATAGTGAACAGCGAAAGAGTCATGAACCGTAGCAAAACTATTGATCCCTTTGTCTACAAGTTTGTTCACCACCTTGTGCAGCAGTGCCGCGTCTAGCGAATGGATCACATTAGGAGCTGACCCCAAGGCCTGCTTACGGGCATTTAGTCCACCGTCTGGGTTCTGAGACCACATGTAGTATGACCCCATGACCGTTCGCACATCAGTCTTGTTGATATTCCAATAGGATTGTTGGATCGTGCAGCCAGACGGTGTCTTCCAGACCAAAGGCTTGTCGTTCTTAGCCAAGGTCTTTGCGACCTCTTGGAAGTACGTCATGATTGGCCTTGAGGCAACAATGGTCTCGTCTAGAGCTACGACCAGGCGGTCTCTCAACCACGCAGCGTTCTTCATACGTGGGCCTTCAAGATCATCTGTGTGTCCGTCCTCAATCAGCTGGTCCATGATGCCACGAGGCGTCACCCCATACGGTGTCGTCATGCAGGCACGTTTGACCGTAGACCTTGTGATGTTACCAGCCCACGTCATGGCAACAGGATCACCATTGGCAGCGTCCATCGACACTTTAGAGGCC